TCTTTTACACCAGACACAACTTATAATCTAGAGTTTCATAGGATTAATAAGTATAGAATACTTGAAAGGTTTTCTAAGGTTAAAGTTCCTTTCTTTAGGGTGTTCAATAAACAGGATGGCTCTGAGGTAATACTAGACCAAGCAAAATATACAGAATTTGTACAACAAGAGCAAGTAATCCTTCTTATGGAGGCTGGCTTAATTGAAATTGTAGAAGTTAAGCAAACAAGAATTAAAATCACAGCTACGGCTGGTGAAATATTATTATATGAGACTATCTTAAATACAGACATATATCCAATAGTCCCAGTTCCTAATATATGGACAGGGACTCCTTATCCTAAGTCTGATATATCTAAGATAAAAGATTCTCAAAGACTACTAAACAAACTTTTCTCTCTCACTCTCTCCCACGCACAAGCCTCTGCTGGACTTAAGTTGTTAGTTCCAGAAGGTAGTGTGGATGATTTGGGGCAGCTGGAACAAGATTGGGCAAACCCCAACGCAGTAATAGCATATAATCCAGAATTTGGAGCACCTCATTTCCCTGCCCCTCAATCATTGTCTAATGAGTTTTATAACTTAATTAGTAGGATAGAGCATTATATAGATTTAAGTCTTGGTATCCCAGAACTTATGCAAGGTTTTAACGAAGGAGCACCCGAAACAGTTCGTGGTACTGCTATGCTTGCAGAAATGGGAGAAACTCGCGGTAAATCTAAATTAAGAGATATTGAAGGTAGTTTAAATAGGTTAGGTAAAAGTATATATAACCTAGCTAAAAACCATTATACTTACGAAAAAACTTTTAGGATTGTACAGCCAAATAATGATATTACTGAATTTACAGTAAATATGTACGATAATAAACAACAAGAAATTAATGCCATAGTAAATGATATCACCATTGGGCATTATGATGTGAGGATTATATCCGGTTCTACGTTACCGTCAAATAGGGTTGCAGAATATAATATGTACCTAGAGGCGTTTAAAATGAATCTGGTAGACGATGTCGAGGTTTTAAAGAAAACTGAAATCTTTGACAAAGAAGGTGTACTGAAAAGAAAAGGACAGATGGCTCAATTGCAGTCATACGTCAAGCAATTAGAAGAACAGATTAAGAAACTTAGTGGAGATTTGCAAACCTCAGAGCGTGAGTCAGTCAACTCTAGAAAGCGAGTCGAAACTGAGAAGTTCAAAACTAAACTTCATGAAATTACGAACGATACAAAATTTAAAAATAAAGTACAAGTAGATAATTTAAAAAGAATTGTAGACAATGAACAAGACCTTTCAGTACAAAATTAAAACAGATTATAGTGGGGACTATACCCCGGTTCTGCTTTTAAGACATCTTTAATAGGTGATGCTAATAACAAAAGAAATCGAGGAATAAATGGAAAACGCTATACACGAGGATACTACTGAAATAGCTGGTGTCGAAGGCGAAGTTTTAGAACAAGTTGTTCAACCAGAAGTGGTGGGCGAAGCTCCTGCAGATACGCAGGCTCAAGCAGAACCTAACGTAGATGATGCAAAAAAGTTTCAGTCTATGTACGATAAAAAAGCCGCTGAATATGATAGGTTAAATAATGAAGTTAAAGAATTACGCAAATATAGTCAACTAGGCGAGGTTCTAAATAATAGACCCGACGTAGTTGAAGCTATGAAAAACACTCTAAGCGGTAGTAGTAATAAGCCAAAACAAGAGACTGAATTGACGGAAGACTCTTTTGACCCTTGGGAAGCTTATTACAAACCCGGCTCACCTTCCTATGAGATGAGGGTAAGCCAAGAAAAAGCTCTGGTAAATGATGCTGTTAAACAACAGTTTTCTGGTATGCAAGAGCAAATGGCACTTAATAACTTAAAGCAAGAATTAAATACTAAGTATGGTTTTGATGACCCAGCGATGGCTAATGACTTTATACAATTTGCAACACAACCAAAGGAAGATATACCATTGGATATGTTGGTAGATGTATATAGAAAACATAGAGGTGGAGAGCAAAAAGTTTCTCCTAATCTAGAGGCTGTTCAAAAGGCTCAAAGTACTGCTCCTACGGCTGGTGTCGTACAGGGTGGTACTCCACAAAAACCAAGCGAAATAGAAGATGTCTGGGCTGGAGTTATGGGTGTTTCAAATCGTAACAAAATATAAAACTCAAGGAGTAATAAATGCCTAATTATAATTCGGGTATTGTAAATGTTGGAACTCCGGGTAGTGCAGCTTCTGGCTATCACACTCGAAGGCTTTTCAACTTTTCAGACCGTGTGGCCGAGCTAGCTCCAGAGGAATCACCATTCTTCGTGTATCTCTCTAAGGTAGCAAAAGTCCCAACGGATGACCCTCAATTTAGATTTTTAGAAGACAGAACAAAAATTTCTATGACGGATAGAAGTTTCTTGTTATCTGGCTCTCATTCAATTCCTGTTTCTGGCAGTTCGTTAACTTATACTGTTGACACTTCTGCTGGAGCTTCCGTAGATTGGTTGCTTAAGGGAATGGTGTTTGCAGTTGGATATACAGAAAACAACTCACCAGAAACAATTATTGTTCGTGTTGAGACATCTCCCGTAGATAATGGTTCTACTAGTAGCTTTACTGGTAAAACAATTTCTGCTGTTGATGGTGCAGAAACTGGAGCTGACAATACTAAGTGTCAAGTAATTGGTACTTCATTTGCAGAAGGTTCTGGAGCACCAGATGTATTCTCAGAAGAACTAGAAACTGATTCTGGTTTAACTCAGATTTTTAAAACAGCTTGTGAAATGTCTAATACAGCTAGAGCTACAAGGTATCGTGGTTACGCAGATGAGTTCCAAAGAATTTGGAATAATAAGCTTCGTGAACATAAAGTTGATATTGAAAGAGCTATGTTGTTTGGTCAGCAGGCAACTGTTGGTGGTATTCAGTACACAGAAGGTATTTGTGGTCATGTGATTAAAAATGGTACTGCAGTTGTAAACGATGCTGCATTAACATACTCTTCTGGAGCACCTTACTTTCGTAGTTCAACAGCAAATGAGTTAACATACGACAGAATCTTATCTGATTTTGAAGTTGTATATGACCCTGCTCGTGGAGGAACTGATTCTAAGCTAGCTCTTGCTAGTATGCCAATGCTTACATTTTTTAATAAGCTAGGAAAAGATTCATTCTTACATGGTTCAATGGCTTATAACGGAAATGCTGCATTAAGTGGCGGTGCTACTACAACAAATCAATCTTCTTTAAGATATAACATGGAAGAAAAACAAGGTTCTTATGGACATAGAATACTTTCTGTTGAAACTATTCATGGTACAATGAATCTAGTCAAAGAACCTCTGTTTAGAGGATTCTCTTCTGGTTTCTTAATGATGGTTGACCTAGACCACGTTGCTTACAGACCATTAGTTGGTAATGGAGTTAATCGTGATACTCAAATCATGACTAACGTTCAGTCTGCTGATGAAGACCTTCGTAAAGATATGATTATGACAGAAGCTGGTTTAGAAGTATCAATTCCAGAAACTCATTATCTATTAAACTTAGAAGGAGTATAATCATGGCTAGAGCAAGTTACTTAGAACAAAATAGTGGTGCAACTTTTGGTCACAAGAAAAAAGTAGAAAAGATTACTGCTGCTCGCACATTAACTAATGACGATAGCGGTAAGGTCTTTATGCTTGATTCTGCTGGTGGAGCTTATGCAATAACTCTTCCAACTGCAGCTACTGGTGAAGATGGTGTCTACTACAAGTTTATTGTAGAAGAAGAAACTCCAACTGCAGATATTACTATTGCAGCTGGTAGTGCTATCATAAGTTTAGTGGCTTTTGATGGTGGTGGCGATGTTGGTAACTCAACTGCAGGAACTCAAGTATCTAATATTCTTGTAGAAGCGGCATCTCAAAAAGGTGATTACATAGAAATGATGTTCGTTAATGGCGAATATGTAGCTTCTGGTTTATCATCTATTAACGATGGTTTTACCACATCATAAACTGAATAAATAAAGTTAACAGTAATTAGAACTGTGGGGGTTGTCAATAAAAGATAGCCCCCGAATCTAAAGGAGAAATATGAATTGTAAACATTGTGAAGCACCAAATACAGAAGGTTGGTTTTATTGTAGAGACTGTGGGAAGAGAGCATCTTCTCCTAAGTTTACTAGTACAATGTTTATGAGGAGTGAAGCTGGGAAGAGAACAGACATGGAATTTTCAACTATATCAATGGATGACCATATAAATAAAATGGCTAAAGATAAAAAAACTAGACAAAATAAAGTATGGCAAGATAGAGTTAAAAAAGCGAGTATTGGCTAATGGCAACATTTGAAGAACAAGTAGAAGCGTTAACAAGTTTAAGTATAGATGGTAGTAGTGCACCAACCCAAACAGAACTAAGTCAGTTCTTATCAGATGGTGCTATGGAAGTTATAAATGCTATGCCACCAAATTTAAAAATGTTTTGTGCTACTGAGGATACTTTTACAAGTACTGCAGTAGGTAGTGAGGCTGAGACTCTTGACTCTGCTCAAGTGTTATCAGTAACTAGAAATGACGGAACTATAGAACAACCTTGTAGATTAATTCCTCCGACATTAAGAG